GTGTTGTTAAATCTATACTGAACAAGATACTGACTAACACCTGTAACAGATACCCAAGATACTATTAATTTTGTAACAGCCAAAGCATTTATAACAACAATTCTTTCTGATGCCTGTAAGTTTGCTGGTGGATCTTTTGGCTCATTAAGTAAGGAAATATTTCTGGCAGGTAAACTTATACCTTGTTCAATATTGTTATATTTGCCATCAAGATAAGTAAGGGCTGTTATTACAAAGTTTATGCCATCTTGTTCTTCTACAGTTATTACTCTAAAAGTTTGAGCTTCTAAAGTTGAACTTTGAACGAGCCAGATACTATTTACATTTGGTGTTGCAGACAGAGCAGAATCTAAGCTGATGACTCCACTTGTAACGCTAAGTATATTTTTTGTCTCCACTGATCCATCGGGTAATATCACGCTGCACTTTTTATTCGTGCCCGTAAAAGTATCAAGATCCTTTACATTATCTACTGTTATTGCAGTGGTTGTAGCAGATTTTATACGACCACTTCTACGCTCTCCACCTCTCACTGGATCATTGATAGAAATAACAGATCCAGGTCTTACAATAGCCCCAGCATCTATTGATGTTGTAAAACTGACTACCTCAGTTTCCTGTTGCTCACTAAATAGTATGGCTTTACCCAATCTTTGAGCCTGACCACGAGAAGTTGTAGCAAAAGCTTTTACATCTTTCCTAATTATTCCTAGCTTATTCTGAGCAGACGTATCTTCTACAACCTCATAATCTATTTCTCTGCTATCCATATTAAAATAACTGACATTTATTACGGTATGTCTTTGCTTTAAACTGCTACCAGAATAACTGAACCCACCTTCACCTACATTTGCCAAGCTGAACAGATAGCTTGGATCGGTAGGCCTATCCTGTGAGATAGTGACAGATCCTTCAGACCAAATAGGAAAACATCTCATCACTCCTGCTAATTCATTTATCAAAGTAAATGCTTCTGTTGATCCCTGTATATTTACATTGCAACTGAACCTAGCTTCCTGTCCTCCAAAACCATCATCTACTAACTCATTGGCATACTTACTGGCAGCAATAAAACTGAATAAATCTAGGTTGCTGTCTGTAATATGCGTTCCAAAACCATACCTTTCAGTGGTGAGAAGATCAAGCAATATTAAGGCAGGACAAGAACACCATTGAGCAGCACCCATTGTTCCATTAAATATATAACCACTTGGATAAATTATTCTTCCTGTCTGTAAATCAACAGTAGGAGTTCCAGAATTAGAAGCACCTGCTCCTGGTATTCTTACCTTTACACCACGAATACGAAAAGCTCTTTTAGGTATAGAACTGAACTGTTCAGAATCTATCCTTAAATTTGTATAAGCACTATTGGGATAAGTTTGCTTATCATCAACTATCTCACTAATACTTGTCCATGTAAAAGCATCAACAAGTTGAGTCGAACTACTATCTGCTGTAACTCTTACAACTCTAATATCGACAGGAAAAGAACCTGTAAATGAAATACGGTATTCTTTTTGGTACGCATCGGCAGTTCTACCTGTAATCGTGTCGTTTATCACATCTGTAAAACCACCGCTATTGTACTGAACTTGTATCTTTAAATTGACAGAAGAGCCTAATAAGTCACCTTCATCTGTGGCTTTTTGTAACTGTGGGAATGTAATGGTAACTTTTGCAGCATCAACAGCAGTGTTTGTTATCTGACGAGTGACAGGAGAAGAATTAGTTACTGTAACTCCTACAGCAGTTGTTGATTGACTACCTTCTATCCCTGGAACGTGACTTTGGTTTGACGTTCCAAAACGAGGTGTAAAGCCTACATTTTGAAAGTTAAAATCTGCTGTCTGTGGATTTGTGTTGCTGGCACTTGCATTGAGGATAGGAGTATCGTTTAAAAAGATATCTTTTAATGCTGCGTTGTTATAAGCTGTAGTTCCTTTCGTTAATCCTGCCTTTGATGGGGTAGCAAATCCTTCTATCTCTCCTTCAGAAATAAGATCCTGTATTGACGCAAACTGTCTGCTATTTAGTGTATCTGGTGCTCTATATGGAGGAGGTGGAGTTGGGGGAGGACCACCTGCTCCTCTAATAATTTTATCCGTCATGCTGATACCTGATTAGTGTCAATTCCTGCTGAGATTACCACTGAGCCAGTCACGATTTCTCCATAACAAATTGGGTGGCTAGTTCCTGCTCTTGATGTATTTTGCACCCCAGAAAAACTAAATGATATTCTAGGATCTTGCTCATTATTAAATTCTTGTGGTTTCGGTAAAGGAAATAACATTTCATTTACACCCATTAAAGTTAAACTTAAACCAATATTTGCAAGAAATGAATTAGCTCCAACGAACCCGCCTAAACCTCCAAATTTTAAAGGAGCAAACGGCACAGCTACAGGCAACATAAAAGCAACACCTATTAATGCTAAACCTAATAATGTTCTACGTCCTCCTCCACCTGCACCAGTAATGACAGGAACAATACTAATATCAGATTGTCCTATGGGATTATGGATATCTTCTTCGCCTATATCGTAATCATCTACTAATACTTGATAATACCGATCTGCCATGTGTGCTTCCAATTTTGGAAAGTTACTAACTAAAAACCTAATAGCATCAGCAGTAGAAGTTATTACTGCATCTAATTCTTCATGTCCAACAAACTCTGCCAGTTCTCCGTAAAGTCTAACTGTTCTGAGCATAGCGATACCTCTTACCAGTACATTTT